TCTGGATTAATAGCTTTATTCTTTGATGCTGACGATAATAAAGATTTATTTATCTTAATATCTTTTAGTTGATTTTCTAATTGTGTTTTTTCTTTTTGATGCTCTTGGGTTCTTGTTTTAAGTATTTCCTCAAACTCACCTTTTTGAATACGTTGCTTTTCTTCTAAATCTTTTTGTGTTTTAACAGCAGTTATAGCTATATCTAAATCATCAACACCTAGTTTCTTATACATAGAACCTCTTTCTTTGGCTAATCGTCTTTCAACAATATTATTAACCTCATCTTGTGTGAATGTTTGTGTTGGTGTTTCTTGTACCTGTGGCACTTCTTCTTTTGTTTCAGTAGTTTGTTCTACTTGATTTTCTTCCATTTAAACCTCCATATTGGTAGTATATTTATAACAAATTTTCTAAAAAAATACTAGATGTTATAACCTTCTGGTAATTCTAAACCTTCAACCTTTGTATTTGTTTCTATTGCATCTATTAACATTTCTATTTTTTCACTTGGATTTTTTAAATTTACTATTGGAAATTCTTCCCCAAATACTTCTAAATACAAATCATTAAAATCATCACCAGTTCTTGCTTTTGATAACTTTTCTAATCTTTCTTTTTCTGTAAGTGCCATTTTTCTATTGCCTTTCTAGTTCATCTAGTCTTTTTTCAAACTCTTTAACTGTATTAGGTATTATAGTTTTTGCCATAGCATATGCTTTTTTGTTGTGTTTAATTGCAAATAAATTTGCAAATATTTCCTTTTGTTCCGCACCAAATTTTTTATAATAACTAACTCCATGACCATAAGTTGTGTATTTCCTTTGAAACTTTCCATAGACTAAAGCATCAACTATATCACTTATTTCAGAAAAACCATCTGCTTTCACTATTGTTGTTTGGTAACTTGACAAAAGTCTTTCTGGGTTTTTTTTGCTATATTGCTCTATTGTTTCTAAGCTACCCAATTTATTATAAAGTTTATCTACTTCTTTATTATCAATGACATATTTATCCCTATAATCTCTACCTTTAAATCTTTTTCTATCATCATCAATAGCTTTTCTAAATTCTTTGCTTGTTTCTGACCATGCCATATTTCTTCCACTTGTTGTGTAGTCTATGTGATGCCCATATTCGTGAGCAATAACAAAACTTTTTATACCACCATCATGTTTTGCATCAAGTTCTGCTACAAGTCTTTTTTCTGGGTTATAATAATGACCATCTTTTCCATTTCTAATAGTTTTTGGTTTATCAAATTTAGCAACTATTATTTTTTGTTGGTCTGTTAGTTGACTATTAAAATCATCATCAAATGCTTTTCTAATATCATCTGAACCCCTGTTGAGCAAAAATCCTATAGGCACATCTGAAACTGTGGTTCTTGGCGGTGGCGGTGGTGGTAGTTCTTCTTCTGTTGGCACTTCATCTACTGTTTCCTCACCCCATGAAGGGTCTGTGGGTATCCAAGTATGCCTACACCTATAACCACCCCTAACTATAAATGGATCGCCTGTTGACTTTCCTTGCCATGCTCTATTGTTCCACATATCTCTTATTTGTTCTTCTGTGAGTGTCTTATTAAGCATTTCAACACAAAATGGTCGGCTATCCCTTACTAATGTACCTGTATATGTAAAATGATTTAACCCAGATGCTTTTGCTTTTGCTACTGTGAATTGTCCATGAAACTGCATAACTGAATCATGTGCTATTTGACTTGCATAACGTCTAAGGTTGTTTCCCGCCCTATCTGATGCGTACTGAGTATGCAATTTTCTAACAGCATCTTCTACTTGTGCTTTTTTGGCAGTATCAAATTTATTCTCGTTAATAAAATCAACTAATTCATTTATCTCACGAGTATTTGACGTTTTATAAACCCCATTAATATGTGATTTGATATTGCTTACCATATCGTTGAATGGTCTACCCGCTATTGTACTTTGGTAAACTTCATCATTAATAACTTTTAAAAATCTTTCAGCTATATCTTCAAACCCGCTAAATGATTGTGTTTTCAAGGCATTGATTGTGGATAAGTCTATATCTGTTAGGTTCTTGAACTTGTTAGGAATAGGCATTTTCCCAAAAGTATCTAAAACTTCTTTTGCTATTTTATTATATTCTTCATTAATTATTAAATCAGCTTCATTTAAAAATGTACTTTCAATTATTGATCTTAGTCTGGGTTGTAATTGAATAGCTAATCTTTGTGATACTAATTGACCTTTTGTGGCTCTAGTAACTTCATTAATAACATCATTCTCTAAAGTATATAGAACATTGATTATACGTTCTTCATGCTGATCTGCTAATTTTTCTAAAATTCTCGACATATTTTATAATGGAAAGTCTTTTTTCCATGCCCTAATAGACCAGTAAGCGGGTGAAAGCGTTTTTTGTCCTTTAACCTCTTTTAGAACACCACCCATTCTAGCTAAAAAACTTTTTTGTCTTGCGGGTATGTTTTTCTTTATAGACATTCCTCTAGCACCAAAAGTAACTTTCTTTATATTACCTGTGGATTTGTTTTTAACATAAACACCAAACTTTTTTCTTTTAGATTCGCTTGTGGATAATCTAAATGGTTTGTTTAGTTTTACGTCTTTACCTCTATAAACTGCCATTCGTAAGTCCTTGATTTTACTGGGTTTTTCCCAGGATTATTACCTATCGTTTAATCTTTCATTCACTATTGCCTTACATACTGGGCATTGATAAACGTCTTTTATTTTCTCTATGAGATACACCTTACAAATAACACATATTTTTTTAGGCTTTTCCATAGCATAATCATCATTTTCTTTTTCTTTTACTTGCTCTTGATATTATATCTTTATCAAATGTTCCACTTCTACCTCTACTAATTAGCTTGTTTACTCTAGCCATTGCCCATGCTGACATTGGTATTCTAGGTC